GATCTCCGCACCATACTTCCATAATGTCTGTAGCACAGACTTAAGACTTTCCATGCTCTCAATTTTGGACACACCGATTCCTTCTGCGCCTGTAAGGGTCTTACAGATGATCGGAAACTTACCTCCGACTTCCTTGACAGCCGATTCGATATTCTCTTCATTTGCGACGAAAGCCGTGCGTGGGTGAGGCAAACCGTGTTTCTTGAGTGCGATAGCCGTTTCCAACTTATTGGCACACAGTTCCATACCCGCTCTTTCGTTTACCATGAACACACCATTGTTCTGTAAGATCGTCATAATGGCTACACCAATTTCGGTGTTCATCACACCACCACGAACGATTGCAACTGTGTTCTCTGGAACGATGGTTACATCTTTTCCCTCTCCATCGTAGTTCTTTATAGTAATCTTCTTCGAAGCGACATTTGATATTTCTACCTGTGCTTTGCTTGTTTTTACGGGATAGAATTTTATCTTACGCCTTTTGCAGATCGCTTCAGTTTTTTCTATGGTATCACTCAAATCTTTTTCTGATGATGTGAGAGCGATGATTGTCACATCCTCTTTTTTGGTGGCCTCATTTAAAAGATCAAAGTCCTCTTTCAAACTCATACCTTTACGAACATCTTTCCATAAACTCTGTGCAAGAGTTTTATTTCCAGGAATGCCGATTGAGAATATATCAAATCGGTCCTTGAATGCCGCTTCACGCATAAGAGATGCAGACATGTACATAGGATCAACTTGTTGACCCTTCTTGAGCATATCATCTATCATATCAAGAGTAACTTTAACTCTTGCCTTGCCTGCAACTATGACCTCAAGATTATCAAATGAGTACGACCTCTTTTTTGGATCGTTTGTTGCTACTTTACCTTTGTATTCCTTAATACGGTTGTATTCTGCAACATGATCACTTCCTGTGACCACATAGATGTTTTTATATCCTAGTTCACAGAGATACAAAACAGTATCGAATGGATTTGTCGATTTACCAAAAGGGAACTTAACCTTCGGAAACAACTTCTTCAGATAATCGATCTTTGACTTTTGACTGAGTGGATTTTTTTTGGTGTCCTGAGTTTTAGACACAAAGATAAAATGATCTGCTCCCTTTGCTGCGGCTTCACTTAGAACTTTATCCACAACTACCTTATGACCGATAGTTGGTGGGTTCATTCTACCGAATGCAAAAACTACACTATCTTTTTTTGCTTCATTAATCTGATTATTGTGGTCTGAGAAGTTAAGCATTTTACCTCTGATTCACCATTCGGTTTTGTTTACTAAATTCTAAACGATTAACTAGTTTAATCACCGATCCTGATCGATAGATTACAATACCTTCAGGATTTGTTGGGCGAATTCCATTCTCATCCATGAAGAAATGACCTAGGGTTGAAATGGCATACAGTTTACGCAAAAGAATTTCTTTGATGTTGGCAATTTTATTGTGAAGTTCAAACATTTGATCGATCTGCTTTGAATACGCATCAACGAAATCTAATTGCTTCTGCATCAATTCAGTTTTTGCTTGCTTGGCTTTGTCGGTTTTTAGTTTATTTATGTCCTTTTCAAACTTACCTTTGATGTTTAGTTTGAGACTGGATGCATTAAAATTGTTCATTCCACCATTGATTGTACTATTGACATAAGGCAGCAAATAATTTTCTGCTATCTCTTTCTGTGCAATTAGAGTCTTGAGGAACGGTCTTACTTTAGATGCTAGGGCTTCGCATTCCTTGAGCATCCTGATCGCCACCTCCGATTCGCTGCCCTTCATAAGGGCAGGAGAGAGATCGTAGATGTTTGGATCTGTTACCCAAACATCACTTGTTTGCTTTAAAACCTTGGAATTGAAATTATAAGATACTGCCTGAATAGACTTCAGACTATCTCCTTTATATTCAGTATGAAATGCGATTCCTAGTTTTGCTGAAGAGATTGCTGATCCAATATCACTATCCTTTGGGACAGCGTACATGATTGTGTTTGGTTGAAATGCTATGTGTGGCTTACCATCGATATTTACTGCCTTTTTCATTTCAGCAGTAAACATAAGATCGCCTTGCAAAATCCTCTTACCAATGCCAACCTTAGTGAGCATTTTCAAACACATTGCCATCTTATCAATCAAATCAGACGGCAATCCAGATTTTCTGAGTTCGGCCTCCGTATGATATGCTTTTTGTTCTTTGGCACCGAAAACAGACTTTGTCGATACGAAGAATTTACCATTATCGGGGTTTTCGCCGCAAATGATCGCAGGCTTCCCATCCCATTTGGTGGAAACTCCCAAACTAGTATTTCCAGTTTTTAGACTTTCGATTATATCCTTGAGGAATGCTATTGAGTTGTCTAACCCCTTTTGTCCGTAAAGGATCATCAAATCTTCAATATGATCCAAGTGCTTATTTCTAGCAGTTTCCTCTTGGATTACCTCATGATTGTATTGTGTAAATGACAGCATTCCCTATTCCTTTGGGTTAGTCAATTATTTATTCTGTTGTTTTGTTCTCCAAAGTGGAGGAATAAACTATCTTAATATGCCGTACAAGTGCTGCCCTTGTGTTGCTCGGGTATAAGCCGACCTGAGATGCTGACCTCCCACGGCACAAATTTTAACTTTTAACTACTGCGTGTTTTGTCAATACTTTCTTTATAGGCTCCATGATTTTTTCTGCTTCTTCTCCATACATTCCGTTCCTACAACTAGGATTTATACATTGAAAGATCGGAACATTCATGATAATTGTGGCACTAACTAAGGGTTCTGTTCTAATTTCTCCACCACCAATTTCGAAAGAAAGATCCTGCCGTGAACGAATTGTTGCACAGCCACATTTAGGGCAAGATGGACATTCTCCATTACCCATTTGCGAATTTGACACGGTTTTTCTTGTGGGTGCAATGACCCATTTCATCCATGTCAAGATAGTTCGAACGCTGTCGATCATCATCGTGTCCAAGTCTGTAATTGATTTCCAAGTCAGATCCTATCAATTGAGGATTATCTGCAATCAGAATTCCTAACTTTGCGAGAATATCCTTTGCTTCAATCTGAGCATCGTCAACGCTAATTGATTCAATAGGAATATCAATGTGAATTCTGTAGGGCATTTTATTCTCCCCAACCCGACAAAGATCTTGGCTTCTTGATTTTGAACTTACTCATGTCTTCCTCATCATCAACAGATTCTGATCCCTTTCCCATTTGCTCAAACAGTACTTGGTCATCTTCTTGCACATCATACAGTTTCATCTTGGATCTGTCAATACCTAAAATGAATCTTCTGTGAAGAGTTGGATCATTATATCTGTTCTTTAGTTGCTTCACCATGATTTGTCCCGACTCATCAAGTTGCTCGGTTGCAATAATAGCAAACATCAAATCCGCTGTTGCTGGTAGCCCGAATGACTCCGATGTATCAGTTAGTTCCACATCAGTATTTGAAAATCCCGATCTATTCGTTTGTGTTGCGGTGAAGATGGGGAAGTCTGATTGGACTGCGAGACCTCTCAGTTCTTCAGCGATTGCCTTAATGTAGGTGTAAGAGTTAACATTCGCACCCGCCTTAAATCTACTTGAGGCACAAATATTAAGATAATCTATGAAAACGACATCTGGCTTGAAGTTCTTCTTGAGTCTAAGTTCATCTAATAAATGACGGAAATGGTCAACACTCGCCGTTGCTGTTGGATATTCTTTGATAATTAACTTACCTGTCATTCCCGATGAAATTTTTGATAATTTCTTGTCGTAAATGTCTTTCGGAAGAGACTTGAGATCATCGACCGCAATATCCATTAGATTTGCATCAATTCTTTCTGCGATTCTTTCTTCCGCCATTTCGCATGTAATGTACAGGACATTCTTACTCATGGTCAAACAGTACGCCGCATGATGACACATGAACAGACTCTTGCCCACGCCTGTACCCGCAAGGATAACATTTAGAGTTTTGTTTGGAACTCCACCGTTTGTAATTTTGTTCAAATAGTCCAAATCAAAAGAAGTCTTTTGCTCTACCCGATGATAGAATTCAAATCTTTTGTCCGCATCCTCAACAAAGTCGTGACCAATACTAGCATCGAATGAAACGCTTAATGCTTTAGTGAGAATTTCTGGAATTGCATTCCTTGTCTTTCCTTTCGGTTTATTTTCATCAAGTAGTTGAATAGAATCCATTAATGCATTGTAAACTGCTTTATCCTTACAGAACTTTTCAGTTTGATCGATAAGCCAATTAGAATCATTAGACACATCTTTGGATGTGGACAATACTTCTAGAAGTTTGGTACAATTATCGTACTCTCCCTGTGAGACCCCGTCTTGCTCGGATAGGATAATGTTTAGAGCCTCAACAGTTGGTGCCGAAATATATTTCTGAATGAACTCCTCAATGTTCTTGAAGAGTCGGCGTTCGCAGGGGTCGTGAAAATACTCCTGCTTGAGAAAGGGCAGGACACGGCGTGTGTACTCTGAATTGTAGAGTAGGTTTCGGAGTACGACTAGTTCGATCTTGTCGGTGGACATTGCGAAGATTGTAGCCTGTTTTGTCAGTAAGTCAAGTGGTTTTTCTCAACACGAATACGCCGCAGCCGTTCCACCAACCATCAGAGTCGCTAGTGCCTGTAAACTCTACTTTGTGATCTATCTTAAGATTCAAGTGAGTTATGGCTCTATATGTTCCGTCCTTGACCTGACTCCATCCCCAATCATCCACCATGAGGATGAATGATTCCGCCATAGAATTGTAGTAGTGGGTTAGTGCCTTGTAGTGGTCTTCCTCTTTGTGTTCCCCATCATAAAAGTAAACATCGATGTTCTGCAAACCATGGCTGTTGGGGTCGATGCTAAAGCAGTCCGCATCGATCAGGTTTGGTTCTGTATCGATGTGTGTTTTCCAATTTGTCAGAAACTCTGATCGAACACTATCACCACCGAGGAAAAAGTTGTCGATGAGAGTGTAGTTCAGTCGTTGATAGTTTCCAAAAAGAGTGGGTATTGCAGTAGACCCCTTGAAAATTCCAATCTCAAGGTAACTCTTGATGAAGGGGTTGGCGAGAAGTCGATTCGCAAATCTCTTGTACTCCTTACCCGAGTATCCGCTCAATGAGAGAATCTCATTGGACAACTTAGACTCTTTCGTTTCTACCGCAGCATCGACTGCACTTCTAAGCATATCAACTCTTGATTTTGTCATCGGGTTTCCTTTTGGTTGCTAATTACTTTTTGGCGAATGCCATCGTCCCATTCCTGTCGTTCTGCAAATCGAAGATCACTTCATACTTGCTCGGATTCGACAGGACATGGTTGCGTATCCAACGGCACTTCCTAGACGCCGTGTCATCCAAGATGAACATCTTGGTGATGGGTTCCAACAGAAGGAACTCCGCTTTCGTGGAGAACTCCCCCCCGTCGAAAATAGCCAAATCGATTTTATTAGGGAGCATGTTCGCCACCTTAGGGGTACTTGAATACCAAGAGATATCGTCAGCCAACCAATTTGGCTCATCTCCCGTGAGTTGGTCGCTGTCCAATTCCGATTCGTCAACCAATCTGCCGTGGATCAGTTTTGCCCAACTCGGAAGCCCCTCCAAGTTCCAACTTGAAACCGCCAAGTCATAGAACTTCTTATTGGTTTCGAATGAAAGCAAACTGATTCCCTCACGCCCAGAGTCTCTTAGTCCTCGAATGGCGCATTCGGTCGTGCCTCTTCCGTCCCAAGTACCAATATCCACCACCGTGGAAATGTTGTTTTCAGATAGACAAGTGCGGTAGATATACTTGCCTAGATCCGTGTTCATCGTTACCTGTCCCATTACGAAAACTCCTTCGCCCACCAAGAGGCTCTTAATTTTGAGTAGTCCCAACTCTTTTCGTGAAACTCATCATACTTTCTATTTAGGAACTCCTCGGTAACCTCAGACCAATCGTTAACGAATAGAATCGGTAAGTCGGTGAAGTTCCTGTGTCCGTCCTCATATCTTGTGATTGGAACGGTGCGTGAATAGAGTGCTTCCCATAGCCTGTGGGTATCCAAACCATTTCCCCTTGGGCAGAGGACAAACTTATGCTGAACCATCTCATTGAGAAAGGACATGATGACATCGTCGCTCGACCCGCCGCCACGATCATTCTCCGTGTTACCTTTCCTATTTGATCCGATGGTGAACCACGATTCGCCTTTTGCCTCACGGGCGACAAACATATCCATCAGAGGTTGTCTTTCGGCGGGATATGTTTGTGGGCGGTGATTGATGTAGAGGAGTTTGCTTCTCTCACCCTTCGTGTTCAATCTCTTGATGTGGTGAATTTTGGTCGTGATTACGCAATGGCTATTTGCAATCCCCAAGGGAACAGGGATGATGTTTAGATCAGAGTGGGTGCTGTTGACGGCATACCAAATAGTAATGTTGGGTGGACGAGAAGCCGCAATACGAGCGTCGATGCTTATATCTGAGTTGTGGGTCACCACTCTTCGTCTTACATTTGGATTCTGCCTCATGATTGGGAAGAGTTCCGCAGCAGATTCGGTCTTGCAGAAGACGGTGTCGTTATCCACATCCCGAAGTGAGACCGATGAGTCAAATGCGGTGGGCTTGTAGAAAGACCCACAGGCGTTCTTCAAAGTCTCTCCTGATACGAAATCGTCTAGGAGGTCATCATCGAACTTAATGGGACTGATATTCGACATGCTGTTTTTCCTCAACGATGCTTGAATTACAGATCTTGTTGATCTCACTCTTGATTTCAAATCTCCTATCATTTTTATAATAGACTGATCGTGCAAGTTCAATAAACTCATGATCAAACTCTTTTTTAGATTCCTTTAGGCGAATTGCATCTTCAATCTCCCACAATTGCATGTTAACTGCACATAGATTACTATAAAGATTGTTAAGGATTGGATTAGTAAAAAGTTCTACCTGATTAATAAGATTATTGTATTCCTTTGTGACATTTGCAATCTTTATCGGATCTGTTATCTTCTTCATTTTGATAGAAAGAATAGATAACTTGTCAATCACCTCACCCATAGAAACTTCAACCTCCATTGATTGCTCCTTTCAATTCCTTAATTAATAAATTGATTACTGTTTCATTTGTCGGATTAATAGATTGATTTGCCGAATAGAAAATTCTATTTCTATACTGTGCAGGAGTTTTCCACTCTTCTTTAACCAAATCATTATATGATAGATTAAAACTTTTGTATAGTTCTCTTATTAAGTCATTAACGAAAGTGAGTCTGCCAGATCCAATCATAAAGTCCTCTCCGACATCATGGGACATGGACTCATTGGCTACCATGGATGGATGTAAAATGTCTCTATAATAGTAGGTGTCGCCCAAAGTAATCGGTTTTTTATTGATGATTGAATCGAAAACCTTTCCAAAGAGAAATTCCCCTTTTCTATAAATCCCATTAAAATTGAATGGATAGGCAACACTCACATTTGGATATAAAGACTTGTCTTTCAATTTAATTGACATAGCATATTTTGACATAATGTAGTGATTACTTTTAAACTGAAAGGGGCGATTAATATCTATTGGTCCAGTCGTATCGTTCCATAGATCCGCTGTAGAATAGACCACAACTTTTCTAGAGATGGGGGAAAACCTTTCAACTACATCTATAGTCATGGTGTGGTTTACATCATAAAAAGATTTCATCATTAAATTGTCAG